CCATAAACAGGATGTCATTCACTACCTCGCCAGTTGCTTTCATGCCATAGACATGCAATGCATATACAACAGCACCCATGTAGGAGCCGGTTGTAGCATATTCAACCCGCAAGCATCTTATGGATTCAGAGAACGTACAAGGCTGTATCTGGTCTCTCCAATCATCATCCCCCGTTAATAGTGTAGGAATGCTGCCGTTTGGGAGATTCGCTGCTATCCACGTACCATCTAAACCATTCGTTGTATTTGCACTTCCATGAACTGCAATGGATTGCAAGTTCCTTGTTGGTGGCATCTGCCCGGCATATGACTGAGCATGCAGCATCCCTAAGCCGGAAACATTGAATTTGTGCGGAAAGAACACCCATAGCACAAGCTTAATTCCATAGTTGGATGCGTAAGATTGCAGTACGGCGTAGGTGCTATTGCTTAAACCATTTAACTTAGACATCTCATCCGTACTCAATGCTGATGCCATATCAACGATTGACGTTCCTCGATATACAGAGCCTCCTCCAACGTCATAACTAAATTTCCTTCCGGGAACAGTGGGGTAAGCCATTTAATCCACCTCCTATGACCAACTGCCAATCGACACTTCAAATCTTGGCGCTCTTGGACCAAGCAGTTGTGTCGGAGGCGGTATCGTATTTTTGACGATAATACTTGCACTGGTTCCTTGCGGAGCCAATGAAGTAATCGTAGCTCCGGTAATCCATGTCATCCCTTCATCCATACTGAATAGCAAATCCGTATCAATAAGAGAAATCGACAGATTATGAGCAATCTTTGTTGTGCTGCTGTTGAACAGCTTAACCCGCTTCATGATCGTGGTACCTTCCTGCCGGTCTCCCCAGTCCATGTCTCGGATAAATTCCGGGTCTCCAGATGTATCATCATCCAAGAACAAAATATCATCCGGCAGCTCGCCTTCAGCTTTCACACCATAAACGTGCAAAGCGTACAACCTAAGATATGAAATGCTTCCAGAACTTCCATTTGCTCGATACCTAACCCTTATAACTTTCACCGGTTCCGAAAATGTACAAGGCTGTATACTATCCCGCCATACGTCGTCATCCATCATTACTGCTGGTATTGCGCCATTAGGCAAAACAGCATCTATCCATGTTCCATCTAAACCATTTGTGCTGTCTGGGCTGCCTGCAACCGTTACGGCTCCATCAGGTGTGCTGTATCTTGTTAGACTGTGTACCATCCCGAGACCTGCTACTACATATTTCTCTGGCAGAAAAACCCAAACCGTTTTAACAGTCATTGTGTTACCCGTTTCACCATACAAAACGGTAGCCGAGTTGTTTTCACTGTTCAACCTATTCATCAATTCCGGTGACAGAATAGTCGTTATGTCATTGATATCATTGCCATAGTAGACAGAACCACCACCTATGTCATATTCGAACCTTCGTCCGGGCAATGTTGGGTATGGCATCTACTTCACCTCCTAATAAAAGGCAGGATAATACTCAAATGTAATCCTGCCGCCAATCGTATCTGTTTCTAATTCCATGCTGTTGTTTCCCGCCTCGAGGATCATCCAGTAGGCATCGCCTCCATGCTTGACAATCGAGATCATATTCGTATTTCCTTTCAGGCAGGTGTAATATTTTGTTTCCAAAACCACCGATTCCCCGCTTGCTATTGTTCCAAGGAACTGAATCCAAACTCCATTGTTCTGATTCCTAATAATCGGATTACTAAGCGGTCCTTCCAAGGTAATAACCATAGCTGTTATTGGCGCAGAGCCTTCATTGACGTGCGTCCATGAAAAGGGAGAGGAGGTAACCATCTTGGTCGCGGCGCTTTTTACAGTTCCATAAAAGAAAGGATCGGCTAATTCTAATTCCAGAGCAAATTTGGCATAACCAGGGTTTTTTCTGACGAAATTTATCTCTGAGCAAAGCTCGGCTTGTGCCTGCCTGGTTTCTCCATTTCTCATCGTACGAACAAGTGCATGAAGTCCCGGATTGCCAATCGCCTTCAAGAATGCATCGATATTATCATCCAGGTCGGCTCTGCTCGTTCCTTTTATCCACATGGAGAGGACAACTTTTCTACTGTCAAAGTGTTTCTTAATCCACCTTTTGCCGTGCTGAAACGGCATCTGCAGGTCAGATCCTCTGTGTTTAGGAATTCCAACACCCTCAATAACCTCTTCAACAGCCCGTTTTCCCCTTAAGGTGAGAGGGAACCCGTTAAACGTCCAATTCTCAGCCAATTATATACACCTCCTACACCAAACCGTAGGAGTGCTTCAGCAAGGTAGTTCTTACACTATCTGAAGCCAGCTCCGGCTTTGGATTATTAATTACTATTTCATAATTGTTTACCGCGCTCCCGGTCTGCTTTTCAGTTCCCGCTCCATTTGAGTTCAGCATTGGCCTGCCGACCGCGTCAACATTTATATTCAGACCGTCAAACTCGGTTGGAATAGCTTTTTTCATATCTTCTTCAACTAACTTCATCGCGTCGGCAAAGCCTACCCCGATTCCCAGTCCCATATTTGAACCGATGCCGGCGAATATGGTCGAAGGAGAGTGTATGCCCAGCAGATTTTTTGCACCGTCCACAATGCCGGAAAAGAAGCCGCTTACCTTATCTGCAATCCACGACCCGAGGGATTTGATCCCTTCCCAAAGCCCGGTCACGATGTTCTTGCCAATTTCAAATACTGCGCCGACCGCTTTTCCAAGACCGGTTACAATAGCCGCAACGATTTCCGGCAGCTTCGCCACAAGCTGCGGGAGGGCTTTAATCAGTCCGACCGCAAGTTGAACAGTAAGCTGAATACCCATATCGATAATAAGTGGTAGGTTGTTAGTAATGAAGTCAATGATAGTCATTATAATTTCCGGCAGTGCACCGATAAGCTCCGGCAGCGCATTTAACAAGCCTTCAGCAAGCCCTTTTATAATGGCAAATGCCGCTCCAAGGATTTGATCCATGCTATCCAAAAGACCCTGAGCGATTGTAATAATCGCTTCTACCGCTGCAGGGATAAGCTCCGGCAAAGCCAATCCAAGCCCCTCCACAATGGCAGTTATTAATTGTACCGCAGCATCAATTAGCAAGGGTAGGTTGTCAATCAGCGCACCCACAATGGTCATGACGGCATCCACAGCAGCGGGTATGAGTTCGGGGAGAAGCGTTAAGAGTGTATTTAATACCTGCGTAAAAAGATCCACTACAGTGGAAAGTAACGTCGGCAGTAAATCGCCGATTGCCATTAGTATTCCGTCAAGAGCAGGTGGGAGAGCTTTTACGATATTCTCAATGACAGGCACGATATTTTTCAAGACGTGCTGAAACGATTCAACCACATTGCCGATTAAAAGTTCGATGTCCGCATCAGCGTTGCCAAGTCCTGCCATTAGGTTGCCGATTGCCGACTGCATACCGGAAATAGAGCCGCTTATAGTTTCCGTGGCTTCCAAGGCGGTCGTTCCCGTTATGCCCATTTCTGTCTGAATGACGTGGATTGCCTCCGTCAAATCCGAGAAAGAAGATAAATCGTATTTAATACCTGAGATTTTCTCGGCATCAGCCAAGAGCCGCTCCATTTCGGACTTCGTACCGCCGTAACCAAGCTTTAGGTTGTCAAGCATGGTGTAGTTCTGTTTGGCAAAACCCTGATAGGCAGTCTGGATGGACGAGATGTCCGTACCCATCTTGTTGGCATTGTCGGCCATATCAGTAATCGCCATATCTGCGACTTCTGCCGCTTTTGCCGTATCGCCACCGAGGGACTGAATAAGGCTTGCAGAGAAACCCGTAACGGTCTCCATATACTCATTGGCCGACATTCCTGCAGTCTTAAAGGCATTTGCAGCGTAGTTCTGTACAACCTGTGACGAATCGGCAAAGATGGTGTCCACACCGCCCACCAACTGTTCGTAGTCCGCATATGCCGCTATGACTTCCTTGCCGAGTTTGGCGGCAGCTGCTCCGGCGGCAACAGCCACAGCACCCATTGCAGCTCCGACACCTTTTAACACACCGCCAAGTTTTTCAAACTTACCGCCGCTCTTTTCGGCCTCGTCACCTGTTTCTTTCAACTCATCGCCAAGGTCATCCGCACTGCCCGCCGTTTCCTCCAGCTCACGCTCCATGCCATTAAGTTCGGCTTTAGCGTTATTCAACTGGATTGCCCAGTTCTGGGTGCGGCGGTCATTTTCTCCGAAGCTGTCGGCGGCGTTTCTTAAGGCGGATTCAAGGGTTGAAATCTTGTCTTTTTGAGCATCGATAGCTTTATTAAGAACTTCATTCCTTGCTGTAACCGCCGCTACGGATTTATCTTGTTTATCAAACTCTGAAGAAACGAGTTTCATCTCGCTTCCTAATACCTTAAAAGACTGGTTGATGTCCCGGAGAGCGTTTTTAAATTCCCTTTCACCCTCAATGCCAATCTTAAGACCAAAATTATCCGCCACAATACCACCTCCTTCCGGCTAAAAGGGCATAAAAAAGACACCACTTTTGGAGTGCCTTCTTAAGTGCAGCTGTATCTCAACACATTTGTCTGTCATATCCCGTACGGAATGATTTCATCAATCCCGTATTCACGTTTAGGTTTTGCCAGACCATGGAATTGTTTGTATACCTCCCATTGGTCGAGCAGATGGCCTATGGGCATCAACCATACCTCCTGTTCAGAACGATGGAGGAGAGAGACGCCATAAAAAATCAGTCGGGCAAAGGATTCTTCATCGCTTACCCGACCTTGACGTTTTTTGATGCACCATCCCCAGATACATTGTCATCTTCACTTTCCACGTGGCGTTTTGTCCCTTTATACATGGCATCCATTATGGCATTCTTGTATAGGCCCAGGTCAAGCGGAGAGGTAAGAAGTTCCACCGCTTCCTCGGTGAGCAGTTCTTGCTTTTGAGAAGGGTTTTGAAGGTTGTGAATCAGCACCGATTGGTTAGCCAGCAGTGTGATGAGCCAGACAATTTCATCAAGTGCCATTTCAAAGTTCTCAGACTTCATCAGCTTTTCGCCAAGATTGGAAAGCCCACCGTAGCGAGCCGCGATATCCTTTGTTGCTTTGGTAGTGAGGAGCATTTCATATTTCTTTTCGCCAATTTGTATGACAGCACTTCTTTCCTTATCCATTAGACCTCACCTCCGCCGGAAGCTGCAAAGACAGGCTCATAAACCTGCGTGTACCATCCTGTAACAACGGAAGAGGGTACACTTGCGTCATCTTCATTGACTTCGGCTTTCCAGGGGTGTTTGCCGCTACCGTCCAGCTTGTTTCTACGCAGCACCGTTCCCTCTATGGTAGGTGTAGAGAAGGTGATACTGTCGCCTTTGGTGGCGAGGTTGGTCGCCGGAATGCCGAAAATCACTCGGTAGAACCAGAAGTATCGATATTTTCCGTTTGCTTTCTTTGCCCTAAACCCCACAGCAACAGGAGTTCCACCGTCTTCGCTTCCTGAAATCACCACATGATTATCGTCGATTTTCGCCCCGGTTAAATCTTCGGCAATGGTAATACCGATATCATCAATACCAAGAGAGAGTTTGCCACTTTTAAATTCCTTTACTACTTCAGCGGGACCGTCGTCTGCATAAAGGGTTGCTTCTGCGAGTTCGACCGACAGATCTGCATTCATAGCTTTTGCCAGCTGGATGGGGGTGTCATAGGTTTCATTGCCACCTGCATCCTCTGTAATTTTTGAATAATAAAGCTTATCCAGCCCTATTGTAGCCATAGTTTATACCTCCAGTTCATAATGTTTCGCTATATCAATAGCGTAATGATGGTAGCCAGTATCGTCCTCATGTCCGATATACCGGCGGTCTGTTATTGTAATGTCTGCGGAAAGCAAGGCTTGTACAATAGTATTTTTTGCTTTCAGATAGTTGCCATTATCAAAGAGTGAGATGCGTACTTCCTGTATATCAGTACCTGGGTGATTATCCGCAAACAGTTGAAAGGTGTCGGCAAGCGGAGTGAACACGGCATATTGATCTGGAGCAGTGTCTGAAAACACACCGGTTTCAATAGGGATACTTAAGCTTTCAAAAAGTGCGGTCAATTCAGACAGCAGACTCATATGCGGTTCACCTCGCTTTCCAGTTTTGTTTTCATTGCTTCTATACAGGCTTTTCTGCTTGCTGATTTCGCAGGTTTGAGAAAAGGCTTCGGTGGTTGGCCGCTTTTGCCATACTCAATAACACTGGCAATCATGGCATTACTTTTACCGTCCGAGCGTGGTTCAGAAAAGCCGACCTTGACATTCAAATTGCCATCCTTGTCCTGTTTTGCTGAAGATACTCCGAGTGCCGAAATAAGCTCTCCGGTAGAACGGCTTTTTTCCTGAGTTCCTTTTCCAATAACAGATTGAAGATTGGCCCTAACTTTTGTTTCCATCACTTCACCGCCTGCTTCAAGCACACGGGGCAGTATTTCATCTGTCTTTTCGCCAAGTCGAGATATTTTCAAAAGAAAATCTTCCGGCATTTTCATAGTTGCCTTAGCCACTTGGCTTCACCTCCCTGGCGAGTACTTCAATGTACATTCCACGCCCTTTGACATCCTCAACAGAGGTAATTTCAAACCGTCCATCTCCGTTTGCCATAACCATCGAAGTTGTTATGGTTACACCTGGAATGCTGCGGAAACGGAAAAGGTCGGTGGCATCAGAAAATGTAGCCCTGTTAGCCCATTTTTCGGTGCCGTGCCGACCTTCTCGGTACGCTTTGATTGATGCCAAGATATTATCAACCTCAGTGCTGAAACCTTCCGAGTCTTTTATAGTTACTCTTTCAATGATGTCTATAAAGGTATTCATTTTCCCAAAACTCATAATCTACACCTTCCAATCCCGATCGAGTCTAAGAAGCAGATTGACCGTATTCCACACCTGTTGTCCGGCTTGCACATTATCTGAAAAGAAACCACCGGTGCTGCCATCTCTCGATTCATAGAAATGGGAGGAGAGCATAATGACAGCCTGCTCGGTGGTTGGCGGCATCTGATGATCAGTGTAGTAGTTCTCTGTTAGATGCTGATAACTCTCGGCATAACTGACGGCAGCGATGATGTAAAACTGAAGCAGTTCGTCGTCAGCTGTATGCTGAAGAATGAGGTTTGCCTTTACTTTTTCAAGTAGTGTCATATCGCTACCGTCCTTTCTTTATTCCGCCACCGGTTCGGTAATCACGACAGTAAAGGTTTCTTCGGGATAACCAGTGGACCAGAGGGTGAAAACCTTCGGTATGTTTGCGATTTCATCACATTTCAGCCACATCACAATATCACCTGCAGATCCACCAACAGCAGCCGCTTCTGTAGCATCAGCGGATGTAAGCTGGGAACCGTTATATTTGATTGCTGTGATATCCGAAAGGCCAGTTGTTATATTCATACCGACCCACTTGTGAGTACCCTGCACCGGGTTAGAGCTGGGGAAAGCCACAAGCTCCTTAACGGGAACAGACACGGTGATAATATTGTCAGCAATCGCAATACCTGTGACTTTACTTTGGTTGGCAATAAGATCATCGCCGCTGGGTGTTGATATCTTGGAAACTGACACATTCCACGCATCGGGGGTCATAAGCCCGGCATCTTTCAGCTTGAGCAGCAGAGAGTTAAAATCGTCTTTGACTCCAGCCACGGTCGTAGCTGTGCTGGCTGCCTGGTTAATAGCAGAAGGGAGTCCCATGATTGAGGCCCCCTCCTTGATTTCAAGTGCTCCGCCGATTACTGTTTTCTCACCGCCTTGTTCGGTGTAATTCTTTGTGTTGTAATCCATATCGCACCTCCGTTAGGCTTTCTGCTGGAGAACTTTGATAGCCTCCGGCAGAATCAATTTACCGTCTACACGCTGAGAGCCAAGGAAGCCAATCTGGCCATTTACGGCATAGAGCTCGTTTAAGCGTTTAAAAGATCGACCCTGTCTGTCGGCAATCCAGTAGTAGCTAAAATCACCGAAAGCAACTGTTTTTTCGCTTGCCGCAACAGAGGGCATATACGCAGAGGTATAAACCGGTCTGCCAAGGAGGGTGTTTGGAGTATCAGATGTCAACGCCGACTGCCAGAGGTACTGGCCTTGGCCATCCTTGAGCTTGCGCACGGCCTTGACTGTAGAATCATTCATAAGCCAGACAGCGTTCTTACGATACGGTGTGTTAAGACTATAGAACAGATCGACAAGCTCATCCGCAGTAATAGCAGTTGCAGAGGCGGCAGTGACACCAAGTTGTGCGCCACCTACAGCAGCAAGGATGCCGGTAGGCTTACCGTTGCCGTCACCAGTAAAGAAGGCTTCTTCCTCACGGTTGCCAATGCGACGTGCAAACTCCTTAGAAAGATATGCTGCTAAATCAAAAACGCTGTCGTTGATAAGCTCCTCTGAAATCTTAATGGTAGTGCCCAGCTTAAATGCACCAATGGTTACCTGACCGAAGCTGTCATCGCTATCAACATAGGGGCCTTCTTCATCAATCCAGTTAGCAGAACCCTTGGAGGCCACAATGGGAATCTTTCGCTCGCCACTGGCGGTCTTGACAATATGTGCCAGCTTACGGACAATGTTCTCCTCCTCAAGGGCTTCAACAAGGGTGTGCTCGTATTCGTCAGGAACAAGGTAGCCACCTTCGGAGTCAGTTCCAACTTGCAGTGCATTCATCATTTCCGGCATTGGAGCCTTGGAACGCATGACATTCCAGAAGTTAGCACGATACTCGTCGGCCGCTCTGCCGATTTTGCCTTCCGACTTTGAAGTAACAGGCTTGCCTGTAAGTGGATTGGCCGTAGGAGCGTTAAGTTCCGCATCCAAAATGGCCTGCTTTTCCAAACGGTCAATTTCTTTGCCAAGGGCAAGTACATCAGATTCCATTTTGTTATAGGTTGCCTCGTCTTCAGCAGAAATCAATCCATCTGTACCACGCTTGGTATCTAAGAACGCTTTGGTAGCGTCCCATGCTTTGGCGCGTTTCTCGCGCAGTTCTAAAATCTTATTCATAATCATTTCTCCTCCTATTAATGAATGATGTTGTTGAGTCGCTTTTCCAGCGAATCAGCGGGTGTACCTTTTCGGGCAGGGGTTTTCTTGGGACATACTTTGTTAAGAAGTGAATTTGTGACTGCCTTACGGCTAAAAGCATAAGTAACGTCATCTTGTTGGATGTGCTTTTTCTCATCCTCCAAAATCTCGTCTGCAAAGCCGAGTTCAATTGCCTTATTGGCGTTGAGCCAGGTTTCTGCGTCCATGAGGTGGGAGAGCCTGGTCCTTGATAAGCCGGTCTTAATCTCATAGGCGTTGATGATGCTTTCTTTTACCTCAGAGAGCATAGCTATAGCTTTTTGCATTTCTTCGCTGTCACCGATGGCGACAGTCAAGGGATTGTGAACCATCATCAGTGCAGTAGGTGCCATAAATACAGTTGTTCCTGCCATAGCGATTACGGAAGCGGCTGATGCTGCAATGCCGTCAATCTTGATAGTCACTTTTCCTTTGTAGTCCATGAGCATGGTGTAAATCTGGCTGGCTGCTATGCAATCACCCCCTGGTGAGTTCAGCCAAATAACAATGTCACCCTCACCGGCAAATAAGTCTGTCTTAAATGCTTTAGGGGTGACATCATCATCAAACCAAGACTCTTCAGCAATTACACCGTCGAGGTAGAGAGTTCGGGCGCCGGATTCTTTATCCCGCACCCAGTTCCAGAATTTCTTCATTCGGTTTCCTCCAATCTTGTTTTATTTGCGAATGCACCAGCGTCTTGTAATTTGGTCATTGCTCCATTGATAAGATAGAGATCACCTCCAAGTTCTACCGGTATGCGATCGAGGTTTTCCAGTTCACGGATATCATTTGCTGACATCCATCCGTTCTGACGGCCGGTGGCATAACCTTCCATTCGAGAAACATAATCGCCGCGAAGCAAACCGTCCACATTAAACTTAATGAAAACAGTCGGTTTCTCACTTTCCATAAGGAGTGCACGGCACATAGACTGCTCCCAGCGTACAACCCAAGGGTCGAGTGTGTACTTAACAAATTCAAGCGATTGTTGCTCAATATTACTGAACGAGGATTTTTCCAGGTCGGCAAGCATATGAGGAGGCACTCTGAAAATACGAGCGATCTCATTTATTTGAAATTTCCGCGTTTCCAGGAACTGCGCCTGTTCAGGCGAGATCCCTATCGGCTGATACTTCATGCCTTCTTCTAAAACAGCGACACGATGCGCATTGACGGAGCCTTGGTAGGCAGCATTCCAGCTTTCCTTGACCTTTT